AACGAAGCGCTTACCACTGGAGTTAGATATTTACAAAATCAAACTGCGAGAGGAGTTTTAAGTAGCGAAGAAGGTGATTTAAATGAAGTACAAGCAAAACAATTAAAAGAAAAGTTTAAACAACAATATCAAGGTAGTAATAATGCTGGAGATGTTATTATAACACCAAAGAAATTATCTTGGGTAAATTTTGGTTTAAATGCTGCCGATTTATCACTTATTGAACAATACAACGCCTCTATCAAAGATTTATGTAATATCTACAATGTCCCAGTTCAACTTCTTAACAATACTGATTCATCTACATACAATAATATGAATGAGGCGAAGAAATCACTTTATGTAAATGCTGTTATTCCAGAATTAAATAAAATTAAAGATGAATTAAACAGATGGTTAACTCCAGCCTTTGGAGAGAAACTATACATTGATTTTGATTATACAAATATTCCAGAGCTTCAAGAAGAAATGGATAAAGTTGTTGGTCAAATGTCTCAAGCTTGGTGGCTTACTCCAAATGAGAAAAGAGCTGCTATGAGTTATGGTGCTGATGATGATACTCCAGAGATGAATGATTATTACATTCCAAGTCAATTTATTCCTTTAGACAATCAAGATTTTGTGATTGAAGAAGAACCTAAAAGCGTAAATATTGATTTTCAATCTTTAATGAAACAAGAAATTAAAAAAGAAGATATTCAAGTAGAGACAAAACAAGAATCTTATGATAATTATCCACAAGGCGCAACTAACAATGCAAGAAGAATGTTAGAATGGAGAGAGAAATACGGCAGAGATGTAGTTCAGGGTGGAACAAGAGTTGGCTGGGAAAGAGCAAATCAACTTGCAAATAGAGAAGCGCTTTCTCTTGAAACAGTTAAAAGAGTTCATTCTTTTTTATCAAGACACAAAGGCAATGAAGTAATTGCTGATGAATATAAAGATGAGCCTTGGAAAGATAAAGGTTATGTAGCTTACAATCTTTGGGGTGGCAAAGCAATGATTTCTTGGGCAAAAAGAATTTCAGAGAATGAGGAATCTGATAATTAAAAAAGTCAAAAAAGATTGGCAAAAGAACTTTGAGAACCAACTTGATATTGCAGAGAGAAAAGAAATATCAAATGTTGCAAGATACTTTCGCACCGAATATTTCAAAGGCATAGATGAATATTTAACTACAAAAAGAATAACCTCTTATGAGGGGTTATTTAAAGAAGTTGATATGAGCAATGTCTATAATGACATATATGTTAATATTGGACTTCGTTTTACTAAATGGTATCAAAGAAACTTTGAAAAACTAATAGACAAACAAACAACTGACTTTTCTATATGGGAGGAGAAATATTCTTATATAGCAAGTAAGATTGCAGCAGAAAGAGTTGTTAGTGTTTCTGGAAACAGAAGAAAAGAACTTCGAAATGTTATTCAACGCCTTGTCAAGAATCCAGAATTTAATTCAATGAACGAAAAACAACAACAAAAAATATTAAGACAAAAGTTTAATGGGCTTTCTAAAACTAATGCACAAAGAATAGTAAGAACAGAATCAACACTTGCTGCTAATTATGCAACACAACAAACTGCAATAGATACTTTTGGAATTAATAATCTTCAAAAAGAATGGTTTGCAGCTTTAGATTCAAGAGTTAGACCAGACCACGCTGCTGCTAATGGACAAATCGTTGACCAAAAAGATTATTTTAGAGTTGGAGGAGAAGAATTAATGATGCCTGGTGATTCTAATGGTTCTGCATTTAATGTAATTAATTGTAGATGCTCAAGTGCTTCGTTTCCAAAACCAGAGCCAGAGACTGTTCAAAGCAACTTATTAGAAGGTTTAGCGTATGCTGCAATAGCTGGAGAAGTGGTTCAAGAAATAATAGAATAATATTTTATAAATTTGTAATATGGAAAAAATGATATTTAAACAAACACAATTAGGAGATTTAATTGATGCCGATGAAAAGGCAGGAATAGTAAAAGGATATGGTTCAGTATTCGGAAATGTGGATAGTGATGGAGACATCATTAATCGTGGCGCATACAAAAAGACCATAGAGGAAAACGGAAATAGAGTTAAATATCTATACCAACACGATATGGATAAGCCTCTTGGTAAAATCGTTAAACTTGGCGAAGATGACAAAGGTTTATATTTCGAAGCTGAAATTCCAAAAACAACTTTAGGGAAAGATGTTATTGAATTAATGAAAGCTGGAGTAATTACAGAAAACAGTGTTGGAATTCTTCCAATTCAAAAAGATAACAGTGGTGAATACAGACAATTAAATGAAGTAAAGCTTTATGAGATTAGTGCTGTAACACTTGCTGCAAATGACCAAGCGATACTTTTAGATGTAAAAGGAAACTATGATAGAGAAAAAGTATTAAAGAGATATGACAATCTTGTTAAGGTCATTAGAAAAGGACAAATTTCAGATGATTTGGGTTATGCCATTGAATCGGAACTTGTAAAGCTAAAATCAATTTTTGCATCATTAATCACTTTGCCGACAGAGTTAGAAGTCACAGAGCCGATGGAAGTTAAAAGAGATGATAGCGAAATCTATAATTATTTAATCAATAAATTAAAATAAAATGAACGAAGAAATCAAAAAAGAGTTAGACCAAATCGGAGATTTAGTTGACTCAAAGATTGAAAAAGCCTTCGGACAAGCTAAAGATAACGCTAAAGGTGAAATCGAAACTTCATTAAAAAGTGAAATTGACAACTTAAGCAAAGAATTTTTATCTAAACACGAAGAAGCTACAAAAAGAATGGATTCATTTGAAGTTGCTCAAAAGAAATCTAATATTTCTAACGAGCCTACAACTTTCAAAGGTTCATTAATCAAAAGCATCAATGAAGGTGCTATTGAAAGCCTTTTAAAAGGTAATTCAAACGCAGCAAAATTTGATATTAAAGCTGCTGATATGACTATGGCAAACGCTTATACAGGTGTTGTTGCTGGAGAAACAATTGTGCCAGACTTTAAGTTTGACCCATCAAGAAGTGTACACATTAGAAACTTAATTCCAAATGGTACTACTGATGCACAAACTATTAGATTCCCTAAAGAATCTGCATACGATGATGGTGCAGCTGCAACTGCTCAAGGTTCAACTCTTGGTCAGTCTGACTTCGATATTACTGCGACTTCAGTAAATGTTGAGAAAATTGGTACTTTTATGAGAATTACAGAAGAAATGTTAGCAGATACTCCACAGTTATCTTCTTACCTTTCTGCAAGAGTTCCAGGAAAAGTATTATCAATTGAGGACAACGAAATCCTAAATGGTGATGGTTCTGCGCCAAACCTTGATGGATTATTCACTGATGGTGCTGCATTTGTAACAGGTTCAGGTGGTGCTTTCTACCAGTCTATCGAAGCTGCAAATGAGTATGATGTACTTGTTGCTGCTTTAAACCAGTTAGCATTAAGCAACTACCAAGCAAGTGCAATTCTGTTAAACCCAACAGACTTACACAAGATTGCTTTACTTAAAGCGACTACTAACGAGTACCTTAAAAACCAAATTTACACAGGCTTAACTCCAACAATTATGGGAGTACCAGTTATTGTAAATACTGCTGTAACTGCAGGGAAGTTTTTAGTTGGTGATTTAAACCAAGCTACACAGCTTTGGATTAGAGACAATGTTTCTGTTGAATTCTCAAGAGAAGACTCTACTAACTTCAGAGATGGCTTTGTAACTGTAAAAGTTGCAGAAAGAGTAGCTTTAACTAACTACCAGCCAAATGCTATCGTACAAGGAACATTCAGCACTGCTAAAACAGCGCTTGAAACTCCTGCTTAATCTATAATAGCATAAATAATTAAAGGGGCTTTATGCCCCTTTTTTTATACCCTAATGTTAAATAAACATTAAAATTTATTAAAAAAAGTAAAAAATATTTTGTTATTTAAAAAAAAGTTTATATATTAGCTTCATAATTAAAAACAAATAACTATGAAAAATACAAAAATAAGATACAGAGTTTATTCAGGAGGTGAAATTTTAGGAGAATCAAATAAATATTTTACATCACTTGCTGCTGCAAAAAAATATATGAAAAATATGTATGACTTTATGATTGAAATGAATACAAGTTTATTCACATTATGTGTAGAGAAAAGTACTGACAATTTTCAAGATATTGAGACTACTACAATAAACACAAGAACAACAATTATTAATTTATAATAACTATGAAAAATTTATTTGAAGACTTTTTTATGTTTATCGGATTTTTAGCAGTAGGAATGGCAATGTTCTTTGTGCTATGGTCTATAATGATGATAATAAACGGATAATGAAAACTATTTATAAAGCAACAAAGCAAGATATAAATATGCCTGTAGATAAAGAACTACAGAGAACAATACTTAAGTATTTTTGTTGGGGATATCCTCAACTACTATTTTGGGGAATATTATTAATAAACTTTTTATTTTATGTCATTAGAGGGTCTTAAGAAAAATTTAAATAAATTGCATCACGAGGTTTTTTATTGCAGTGAGTTAAAGCTTAAAGAATCACTTGATATTTGCGGCAAATTAAATTTAATCGAATTACAATTAGACAAAATATTAGATGAGTCAAAAAAAGAACAAACATCAGAGGAGAAAGAACTTTCCGATATATAGTGGTGTTATAAAATACTTTCCAAAAGCAATTGCTTATGTAGCTCTTGTTAGTAAACTTGGAAATGACCAACATAATCCTGGAAAGCCCCTATTCTG